TATCCTCCCACTCGATACGGTGTACTTTTCCACGAGTCCCTATAACGACAGTATCGTCGCGGTTATAGGAAATCATTACTTTTGCTCAATTTTTTAAGGAGGGTACAGTTATGAACATCACGCGCAGAGTTACGGAGACCGTCGATTTCGAGTACATGAAAGCGGCTATCGACGCGGGGAACGGCCCGGAGTTCGTGAGGCCGTTCGACGAGCTCATTATCCCGCTCGAGAACGGGAAAAGCATTACTGCCGTTTGCGGAGGGTATGTGGGCGACCGGCGGGCCCGGTTCGTGCTCAAGGATTGCTTGCCGGAGCTCCACGTCATGAACAAGAGGCCGACCAACGCGGGAGGCTACCTCAATAGCGAGGGGCGGCGGCACGTCCTCGAGGACATTCTCCCGCTTTTCCCGGCATGGCTCCGGGACGCTATGAAACCCCGGAACATGGTCGAGACCATCGACGGCGAGGAGCACACCTACGCCGACACGCTTTGGATACCCTCGGCGACCGACCTTTTCGGCCCCTCTGAGTCGGGGTTTTGGGCCGAGGAGCCGGATAGCGAGCAACTCGATATTTTCAAGACGGAGCGGGGCCGCGTGAAAGAGGTCGAGGGCTACGGGACTTATCCGTGGTGGCTCCGTTCCCCGTCTGCGGGCTACTCCGCCGCTTTCGTGAATGTGTACGCCGACGGCACAGTCAACTACGACGACGCGTACCGTTCGCTCGGGTTCGCGCCGGGCTTTGACCTCTAAAATTCGGAATTAAAAACCCTCCCCGGCTCAATGCCGGGGAGGGATACTCGAAAGAGGAGGTAAAGCCCATGATACGACGCAGGAAATCAAAGCTCCCGAAATGGCGGTACGAGTTCGATTGCCGGAAGTGCGACAACATTCGGGAGATACACGACCCGCGCAAGCACAGAGACGGCGATTATTGCGTCCCATGCATAGAGCGGAACGACGCGGGCCTCCCGAGTCCTATCCGGGCATACGAGAAAGAGCGTGTCCTCCGTTGCGAGTGCTTTACTCCCATCCCGGAGGACGGAGAGGAGGGCAAGGTATGAGCCTATGCAGAGGGTGCGGGGCCTCTATCGAGTGGATACGCACGACGGCGGGCCGCTCCATGCCGATAGACCCGGAGCCGGTTTTCATCGTCGAGGAGGACGGAGGACGCGAGCGGTTTATCACGGACGAGGGCGAGGTCGTCGCCGGGCGGCGGGCCTTGCCAGAGGAGGAGGGCCCGGCGTGCGCCGTGGGCTTTGTGCCTCATTGGAAAACGTGCCCGGCGGCGGACAGATTTCGGAGGAGGTAAGGGTATGGAAATCGAGAGGGCGTTCGAGATACTCGACCCGCTCCACCGGGAGCACTACGAGAGTATCGAGCCGGTAAATGAGGCGTGCAGATTGGCGCGGGTGGCGCTCTATAAACAAATGAAAGGGAAACCGTACCCGGACGGAGACCGAGGTATCGTAGCTTGCCCGAATTGTAAGAGCGGAGAGTACCTATACAATGAGGATGGAAACAGAAACGAGTATTGCGGTCAATGCGGAAAGCGCATTGATTGGGAGTAAAAAGAAAGCCTCCGACGCTTGAGCGAGCGTCGGAGGCGTAACCGCCCCGAAAGGTGATTACTTATACCTATATTATATTACCACACTCCGGGGGCGGTGGCAAGGGCGAAAAAGAAAAGCGCGAGGGCGCTTATTCGGGCTCGTATGGAATATTAACGAGCCGACCATACAGGCCACGGAGGGAAAAGCTATGCGGACAGTCTATCGGGAAAAGCGGTATTATTGTGGGGAATACCTCGACGTGTTCATTTTCCCGGTTTATAGCTCGGGAAAGCGGGGATCTCGGGGCCGGAAAGGAAAGCCGACCTCCGCCGCACAAAAGAAACTCAATCAGCGGCACAGGGAGGAAAAGCTCGTTCGGCTCCTCCATGCCAACTTTACGCCGGAGGATTTAGAATTGCACTTGACGTATGCGGAACAGCCGGAGGACGACGAGGCCGCGAAACGGGAGCTCGCGAATTTCCTCCGCCGGGTGCGCCGGTATCGGAAAAAGAACGGCCTCCCGCCGCTGAAATATATCGCTGTCACGGAGCGCGGGAAACGGGGCGGTCGCTATCACCACCACGTCACGATAAACGGGGGTATCGACCGGGATGTTTTAGAAAGCCTTTGGGGGCTCGGCTATGCCAACTCCCGCCGCTTGCAGTTCACGGAGAACGGCCTCGCCGGTCTCGGAAATTACATCGTGAAAAGCCCGGTCGGGGGCAAGGCGTGGAACGCCTCGAAAAACCTCGTCGACCCGGAGCCGAGGACGCGGGACGAGCATATCTCCGCCCGCCGTGCTCGGGAGCTTTCGCAGGACACGACGGACAACACGGAGTTTGAAAAGCTCTATCCGGGGTATTTTCTCTCGGAGGCCGGGGCTTTCCACAACGACGTGAACGGCGGATATTACATAATCGCGAGATATTACCGCAAAGACGGGGTATTTATCAAACCGAAACGGAAACGGAGGGCTCGAAAATGAAACTCAACGAATACGCGCGGGCGGTGCATGAGAACGCGGTCGCGCACGGCTGGTACGACAACGGTATCGAGTTCCCGGAGGTCGCCGCGCTCATTCACTCGGAGATTTCCGAGGCGCTCGCGGAGTACCGGGAGGGAAATCCGCTCATTTACGGGTGTTGCGGGATACCGGGCGCGGTATGCGAGTTCGAGGGGGCGTGCGACAAGCCGGAAAACGAGCGCACTTGCAAGCCGGAGGGCCTCGCCGTGGAGCTTTGCGACGCTATCATGAGGATTTTAGACTATCTCGCGTATATGCACGTCGACGTGGAGGCGGTGCTCGAGGCAAAGCACGCCTACAACCTCGGGAGACCGTACCGGCATGGAGGGAAAAAGGCATGATAAATTATTTCGACGCGGCGGAGAAAACGCTCCGCTCGCGAGGCGTGCTCGAAACGGCCCTCGAAAACCTCGAGCGGCGGCGGGAACGGATTATCGCACAAAGCGGCCCGGCGGGGTATCCGTCGCCGGACTTCTCAAAGCCCTATGCAAGCGTCGGCGCGGTGAACGACGCTCTTTCGGCGTGCCTTGAGCTCGCGGAGGTTACGCGGGAGATAGAGCGCACGGAGGAGGCTATCGGGGAGATAGACCGAGTTATCGGACAGCTCGAGCCGGAGGAGCGGGAGATTATCCGCCTATGGTACATCGAGCGCAAGAGCAAAGAGGAGATAGCCGGGGCCGTGAGCTACGCCTCGACCCGGAGCGTCTACGACTTGCGTAATACCGCCGTCGCTCGCTTTGCCTTGCTCTATTTCGGCGCGGCGGCTCTCCCGTCTGTATAGCGTATTCGCGCGTATTATCGCGAACTAAAAAAAGAGTACATGGAAACTTGCATTTTTACCGTGGTATCATGTACCCGTAAAGAGAGGCGGAACACAACCCTCGCCGCCGTGCGCCCTACATGGAGAGAGCCCGTAGTACACGAGTGAGCTCAATCCGTGCGGGGCGTTCTCTTTGCACGCATGGAGGGACAGAGTATGCGGGCATTTGCAAAGGCTTTCTACGAGTCTCCGGCATGGCGCAAGACACGGGCCTATATCCTCAAGCGGGACGCGGGACTATGCGTGCGGTGCGGTGCGCCGGGGGTTATCGTACACCATAAGCGGGAGCTCACGCCGCAGAACATAGACGACCCTATGATTTCTCTCAACGCGGACAACCTCGAGACGCTTTGCCGCGCGTGTCACGCGATAGCGCACGGAGCAAAGCCGCCGCTCGCGGAGGGGCTCGCGTTCGATGAATACGGGAACGTCGTCGAGGCGGGACTCATGCCGAAACCGGCAGTCGAC